TGTCTCTCTCTTGCTAATGCAAGACCAAGCGTTGTTTCAAATGTCATTAATGCAGAACGATTAGGGTTTTCTAATATTAATCGCATGTCATCCCAAGTTACAAGTTGTGCTGGTGTACCAGGATCTAACATTGTTTTACCATCGTCAGAATATCTAGCACCTTCGTTTTGACCATATTTGTTTCCTGTATCTACAAACACACCAATTCTTTGACCACCACCTACATCAATGTAAGTTGTAGCTTTTTCTGGCACTGTGTTCGCTTTAGCAAAATCTAATGCTTGTGTTTCAAATTGTTTTAGATCACCACTGTTATTTACAGCTGCACTCATTAGCTGGTTAAGTAAAGATATTTTAGGACCAACAAATCTACCAAACTCTCCAATTGCACCTGCAACAACATCTTTCTGGTCTATCAATATAGGCATGATGTAATCAGCCATGGTATCAAGTGTACGTTTTAGATACTTACCATATTTTAATTGATCAGCTTTTGCTGCATCTGTTTGGAAAGTAGCAGATCCACCACCGTAACCAGCAACGTTCATACCTTCTTTTGATGCTGACGTATCCACAAATGTAAATCTGTCATAACCAAGCTCACTGTTTATGTTCATGAAGTTTTGTATCTCAGGGCTCTTACGATAATATGTTTGCACTCTTCTTGATCCTGTTTTTATAGGATCACCATTTGGTCCATACATCAACTCACCGTTGTCATTTGTTTTGTATATGTTTTCATACACGACAGTGAAAGGACCACTTCTGTCTTGCATTTTATCAAGCTCTGACATGTATAAGTTAAGAGCTGCTGCTCCTATCTCTCTTTCTTCTTTGCCTTTTTCTACACCCATTTGAAATAATGTGGGTGCAACTTGCATTCCTGCTTGACCTACAATATCCATGAAACCTTTTAGACCTGGGTCCATTGACTTACCAGACATGAGTGCTGATCCTAGTTGCATCAATAGTGCAGTTGATTGCATTCTTTGTGCCTCATCACCATCACCCATCATTTGTCTGATGACATCTTTGTATCCCTCTATTCTTGTAAGACTATCGTTGTCTATCAATCCTGCATATGCGTTTGTATTGTCTACAACTGCTTTTGTATTTGCTTCACCGTTGTCTGCTTGATCGCCAGTGGCGTTCATTTCTTCTTGTATCTCTATGTCATCGGATACTTTTTCTTGATCTTCACTAATAAATAATTCGTCCTCTTTTGGTAGAGGCACTTGTATGTCTTCTGTCTTTGTATCTGGTTCACTGTCAGGTGTAGTTGTTCTTTCTGGTAGTGCACCGTAAGCTAAGAAAGGTGATCCTAGTGCAACACCTTGTTTAAATCTACCTTGATTACCAGCTGCTGCATCCATGTAATTTTGTGCGTACGGTTTTGCACCTTGGTATGCTTTACTAGCTTGTTCTTGTGCGTAGTACGCAGCTCTAGATGCTCTGTTAAGTATTGGCTTGAATAAAGGTCTAAGAAAAGGGTTCATTTACTACCCTCTTAAATTTTGATAGCCCTGATATGCTGCGAGGCCTGATATACCAGCACCTACAGTCTGTGCCAATGGATTGCTGCCTGGTGCAGTACCCATTGATATAGCCATAGCTCCTGATGGTATGTTACCTTGATAGATATCAGAAGTAAATCCTAGTCTTTGATATGGTTCATAAATCTGTTGCAACTGTTGTTGATATTGTGCGTCAGTTAATTGTTGTTGACGTTGCTGTTGTACAGATCCAGCAGACATTAACGAACCAATGTCTGTCAATGCTTGTTGCTGTTGTTGACCACCAAGACCAGCCACCTGTTGAGCTGCTGCTCCGTATCTCCCCATTTGATTGTCAAATCTTTGTTGCGCCATCTGTTGCGCTTGTCCATAATTTTGTGCTCTTAATTGTCCAAGAGCTAATGCTTCTTGTGCATCTAATTCTGCTCTTTGTATTCCTTCTCTTTCAGTTCCAAATGCAGATCCTGCACCAGCTGCTGCTTTGTTTCTTGCTTGTTCAAACTGTCTTCTTACACCTGCAGCAACCTCGTCTTCAAAAGGATTCATAAAATCTTGATAAGACATAGGATCGTACTCTTGTGTAGCTAAACCTGTTAATGCTAATGATTGATCTATGAAAGGTTGAAAACCACCTATACCTTGATCAGCTAATGAAAAAGCTCTGTCTTGCATAGGATCAAACGCTGCAACACCTTGTGTAGGTATATCAACTTGACCCTCACGCATTCTTTGTTCACGTGTGAGATCAGAGAATAAAGTACCCTCATCATATCTGCCGTCAGTTCCTGTGTATTTGTATTCACCATAGCCTTCTTCACCAGGTTTTGCCTGTGGATCAACGGCTTCAAATGGGCTCATGCCAAACATTGTGTATTGTTTAGCGGCCTCCATCAAGCCTAGCTTGGCTGCTTCTATCTGTGGTGCATCACGTTGATACGTTGTTTGAAACTGCGTATTTTGTGGGCTATCACCTGAACCAAAACTCATACAAATCTTCTCCTATATGCGTTCGCAAAATGTTCCATACCTAGTCGTTTTGCCATCGCATCAAATTTTTTTATTGCTACATCGGAAAGGCGTGGCTCAAAGATTACTTCTCTTACTCCTCTCATCTTTGCCCAATCCATAAATTTTTTCATCATAAATATTCCTGCCATCCCGTTTCTATGCTTAGGATCTACATATAACTCTAGTTCCTTCGCAAATGTTTCGTAGCTGTAAGAATATTCCATTATTCTACCAGCCATAAATCCAATTCTTTTGTTACCTTTTTCAATTAGGATCGCAAAATAATTTGGATCTGTTATTGCAACATCAAAGTATCGTTTTGCTTTGACATCGTTGTACTCTACCTCACTCCAGTCAGACTCTTTGTGGTGTTCCTTGCTAGCAGCAATTGCCCACTCATAATCTTGAGGTTCTACGAACCTCCATTTCACTATCTATTACCCTTTCCGCCCTTCTTTTGTCTATACTCTTTTTGTTTTTGCTTTTGTTTTTCAACAGCCTTTGCAGCCATTGTTTGTGTTTGTTTTCTTTTATCTTTTGCTTTTGCACTTTTATCTTGCATTTTTTGTATGCCAACAGTGCCTATAGCACCAGCTGCGACACCAGTTTTAAATCCTGGTTTCTTTGCTGCTTTTGTTTGTGTTAATTTTTTTGTTTTAGGCAGTGGTTTTTGTTTAAATCTTTCAGGATTTAATTTCATACCACTAGGTGTTTTTACATACCTAGGTTGTGGTTTCTTTTTCTTAACAAGTGATTTTAATAATTTACCTTTTGCCATTATCTTTCTCCCATTTTTTCTGATTCAGGATCTAATTTATTCATCATTTTATACATCCTTTTTGCTCCTTCCATACGGCTACCATTGCCGAAGTTTTCTACTGCCTTTGCCGTCATGACAAATTCACCGTCAGATAGTTTTGCATCAATCATATCGTCTTTTGGACCACCTGGGCCACTGACATCGCCCCCTTTATCCATGTCCAATGATGCTATTCCTCCAGTATTCATGAAAGCACCTTGGTAGAAAGGATTATCCATTTCACCACCAATTAAACTTTCATCGACACCATATAAAAATGCTAGTTCTTTTCTTCTTCTACGTTTAGCTGCTTCAAATTCTTCTTCCGGTGTATCACGTCCTGCATATAATCCTGCTGCTTGTGATACAGCTGTAGGTATAAGATCTGTTTTAATTCTACCAGTGTCTATGCCATCAATAATTTCTGGTTTACTAAATATGTCCGCAGTTAATGGAATTTCTTTCCCTGGAACTATGTTTCCGTAAAAAGATGAACCATCAACATTAGAGTAAATACCACTAGCATCTGTTGCTGGATCCATTTTTTGTAACGTAGAAGGTAATGTTACACTTCTTGTTTTACCTGTAAGTATATCCATTGGCGTCACTGTAGGCACGTTTCCTGGAACACTTCTAAATCCATAAGTTGCTGGCGTTGTGGTCATTTTTTGTCCTGCAGGAAAGAAATCTAATGCAGGGTCAGGGTCTATGTACGAGAAGGTATTCTTTGCTGGAGAAACTTCAAATTTCTCCATGCCTTTCATGTTGCCATAATCTTGATTAAATTGTTTTGCAGCGTTTGCTGCACTCATGTACGAGAATGGTATTGATGTAAGACCTGCAACCATCGCTGCTTTGCCTGGTCTTCTTGATCCACTAAGTGCTGCCGTGCCATAACCAAGTGCTGTTTGTTTTAGCGCATTGGCCATGAGTGGTGACATATTTTTAAATAAACTAAATTTACTTCCTAACGCACCAAATGCTGGTCCTGCAACTGCTGTGAGCGCCATCGGTAGTGCCATTTGCACTAATGGGTTCTTCATTAACTTACTTAAAAATCCCATACTATCTTAATAAACTCGCTATTCCACCACGGTAATAATAATCAGGCATAATGTCATCTATATACGGTGTGCGTATTCTATGCTTATATAAATCTCTATCAAACTCATACTCATCAGCTGGACCGTAGTCTGCTCCAAATCTATCCATTTCTAAAACTGAATCAGGAATAAAAGATCCGTAATCATCACCAGGCACATATGCCGTTGGTGTTGCTGGCATTGGCATGTTTCTTCTAAAATCAAATTCTCTATCTGGCATTGGCATTGGTGCCGGTAGCGGCATACCTCTATCTGGTAGTGGCATCGGCATTGGTGCCGGTCTTCCTTGGTCAGGAATAAATCTAGGTCCTATTCTATCAAAAAATTCTGCTGTTCTAGGTCTTTCCATTCTAAACGTAGGTTCATTCATTCCTGCTGGACCTGTTCCTTGTGTTCTTGGTCTTGGTAAATTAAAAGCCATTACGATGTTCCTCCAAAGACGTCAGGTAATTTGTTTACCTTAAGTACGACGTCGCGTTTTATGTCCTCTTTTGTTGTGCTAGTTTCAGGGTTATTGACATCATCCTCTGCTTCTTTTTCATCAGCATAGACTTTCCCTGTTGTCGCGTGCTTTATAGTTGTAGATGTTTCTACATCTATCACAGGAATCGTGCTTCCTGCTTTCACGGTAATATCGTCTTTTATAGCCATTTTTTCTCCATTATGCAATAATTAACTTATCTCTAGCACACTCAAAACAACATGTAAATCATTAGCGTTTTCTGCTTGTATTTTAATTACCTCAGACTCTTTTGCCACCAAAGGAACAGCAGAGGCTACTGAAGAATCGGCAGAAGACTGGCTTAAATTACCAGCAGCCAAAAGCTCTTGTGTTGTTTTACTCTCTATATCTCTACTTAATTGCAAAGTATAGCTGGTGCTGCCAGTGTCAACTAAATATAAAGACACTTCACAATTATTAGAAGCATCAACATTAGCCACACGCACAGACTTTATAATAGCTGTTGTTTCTGATGGCACAGTATACAAAGTTGTCAAATTTGTTGATGACAATACTGCTTTGTAGTTTGTGTATACGTTAGCCATTTATCCTAAAAACCATGTTATTGCCTCATCATCATTTCTTAATGGTTCAGAGGTATATGTGTTGTTAAGTGCAAATATTAATTGATCTAAAGTTTGTATAAGTTGTGCCATTTGAGTTTGATCATACTCTTCTCTTGCTTGTGGTAATAGTGGTACTGTTATTTTAGTCATTATCCACCTCGCATACCATCTGGTTTAGCATCAAATCTAAGTGTACCATAACGCCATTTATCATCAACAGCATCACTAGATACACGCAATGCAAGTTGTCTACCTCGTATACGTGTGTCTTTTTTGGTTGTGCTAGTTGACATGGCAAAAGGTCCGTGTGTTCTTTGTGTTGTTGCTGGATAAGCACGTGATTTTATTGTTATATCTACTTCACCAACTTGATTTTTAAAGTCAGGTATAAATCTAGATATAGACATAAAATTATCACCATCTGCAATATCAATATCACCAGATTCAATATGACAATTCATGGCTGCACCATCATCATTAACACCTTCTTCATGTAAATAAACAAAAGTTCTACCTTCTTTTACACCATTTATTGTAGATATTGTAGCAGTTGTATCACTACTGTCAAACTCTGCTGCGTATGGATTAGAATACACACCACGATCAGCCCAAGAGCTACGCGCTAATGTACCTATGTACCATATATTTTCTGCGTAGTTGTACGTTACGTTTCTATCTATTTGTGTAGAATTTTTTGATGGGTAAAACCATATAACTTCATTAAAATCAGAATTGACTGCACAAAATACATCGCCTAATGCATTGTTATTAATGTCATCAAACACATAATCTTGCACGCTGCAAGGTATTTTTTTCACTGCACCATCAAATAAGAAGAAAGAATCGTTGCCCATCCAATACGCGATACCATTAACATCCACCGCACTGTGTATACCAACAGCACCACAATTAGAACCTAGTTGTTTAAAACCAAACGTAAATGGTGGACCAATAAATTGCATTTGATACAAAGCTGTATCAGTGTAAATAAGTATTGCACCCCTAGATCTAACAGCTGTATTGATTTGATTACCATCCGTTAGTCTTTGTGAACCAGCTGTGTTAGTAGCAGTTGGTGTCCATGTTGCTGGATCTTCTTGATCTGAAAAACGTATAAACATATTGTCCTGTGTAGAAGATGTGCCTATTGTTGTTTCTGTGCCAAAACAAATTACATGCCTGTCATCACCAGATACTAACATAAATCTAGATTTTGTAGGTGCACCACTAACATTTGTTCTTGCCGCTAAGTTGCTGGACAACCCACTTGATGTATCCCAATAATAAAGACTACCATCAAACTGTTGTGCTAATACATCTTCGCCCCAGCTATCCAAAGCCCATTTACCAGATTGTAACAAAACGCCATCAGCGCCTGTTAGGCCTTCACGAGATGTATTCCAAGTTGATGCGTTCCATGTGCCAGCACCCCATCCATATCCATATATGGATGTAGGTAAACCAGTATTTATTTGATATGTAGCGTTTGCTGTAGCGCCAGTTGCATCAGAACTAGCTGCAGCGCCTGCAACTATTGTATAAGTATTAGAGTTTGGAACTGTTTGTATTTCAAACTCACCTTGTAAATTAGCTGCTGATATACCACCTACAGCGCCACTTACACTAGCAATCGTCACAAAATCACCTATTAAAGCACCGTGACTAGAATCAGTCACCGTAACAGTGGTAGAACCATTTGTTGTTTCAAATTGTGTGATGTTGCCCGTGCCTGTTGCACGTGTTGGCGTGATGTCAGCATAACTACCCTCTGAATATGCATACAGTTTTTTGTTTGTACCATAGACTGCATAGTTTACACCTTTAAGATCTGAGTAAGTAAGAATGGCACGTGTTGCACCAAGCAACGCATCGCTTGTTACTTTTTCCCAACCACCTATTTTTTCTGGTTGACCGTAACGAAAACGAACATTGTCACCATCTACCCATCTACCCTCTGCACCGTACTCGGTGTTTTGCTTATCTATGCCTGGGGCAATCTGTAGTTTAGTTAGTGGCATAG